GGGACATCGACCATGTGCTCAAGACAGTGGGATGATACTACCGTGTCAAAGGTATTATCAGCCAAGCTCTTCAGATATTGTGCATCGCCATCAGGCTGATCCCATCCTTGGACAACGGCAGGTGGAGGAAGAATAATCGGGTCTTTTCCACACCCGATATCTAATACCTTCCCAACTAGTAGGGAATAGTCGTTATTCCGTAGACGAGCATTATGTGACTTTGTCTGCTCGTTCATTATTCCTTCTCCTTTTCGATCAAAGCAATTTTCGCCCGCTGGTTATATCCTTCAGCAAATCCTTCTGTTCGCCCCGCTCGTTTAGCTGCATAGATACAGGTAATACAACTTTGTTCACAGCGCCAAATGACGATTGCAGCTAAGATTGAGGCGGAAATAAACCCTTTTAGAAAGTAGATAAACTCATCCATGTATTTTCAGGTTACCGAAAACGCACTGTTAAGTCAACCCCAACTTTCCCCCCATCCGCTGCCTTTTCCAGAGAAGCCGAAGTCCCCACCAAAATCGTCTCGGAAGGACGGTTTCTTTACTGGTGGGGGATCAAACCAGTTGGTTGCTTTTGGCGAGGCTGAAGAAACTTTGGCTGATCTGGAAGCGGCTACAAAATGATGTCTGCGACGGGCAACTTCGATAAGACCAACCCATGCGTCGGCTCTATCTGGGCTTCTTCCGCTTGTCCTTTTCTTCATCTCGTCTTTTGGCTCGACGACTACCTTGTTTCCCCTCTCCGAATATGTTCTGGCGCATAGCTCGATCATCGTCGCAGGATCAAGTCCCCTGATCTGTCCAGCTGCCATAAACTCTTTTCCGATATACCATAGTTCGGAGACTCGGTTGGCAAAACGATCTTTGCCTTTTCGTTTGTCCGTCGAGCTTACCAGCATGTCTGAAGCTGATCCGGCAAAGCTGACCATCTGAAAACCTTGCCCCATCTTCATGGCAAGGATAGTGGCAAAAGGATCGCCACCTCCTGTAGCATCTACTCCGCGATCCTGCACCATAATGTTTCGCTTCATACACTCTTCGATGTATAGTTCGGCAAGCTGTTCGTTTCTGTCCTTCGTTCGGTGCCGTGCGTTCACATGCTGCATGAGATCGATGGTCTCTGTCTTTTCCAACACCTTCATTGTCTTACCATTGATCTGTGCTACTCCCAACAGACCAAAGGCTGCGGCAGCGGCATCTCCTCCTTTCGAGAATGACGGGTCTAGAAAGGCAATCGGTATTGGTCTTTCCAGCCAAGGTGTGCCTGTTTGTCCGGCTAAATTTTTGGTGAGTTCCGGCTCAGAGTAGACGGTATCGACGGCTCCTGTAGGGCAGGGGAAGCTTTTTACCATTCGGTAGTACCCGGGCGAACGGGGGCCAAACTTCTCGCGAATCTCGCGGAGACCTTCTTGGGTGAGAAGGCCCGGGTAAAGTGTCTGCTGCGCTATCACGTTCGGTGATTTTTCCCCGTCGAAGCGTGAGCAGTATCCCCCCACTTTTGTTTCCCATCCCGTCATATCTTCCGTTACGCTATCCCACCCGTTCTTTGGCTCCGTGAACAAACCAAAGGGGTCGAAAATCGAAGTCAAGTTTCCGGTCCCGATCATCTGGAACCCGTCATTTGCCAGCAAGTTAGTGACCGCGTCGTAGAGCTTATGGGTGAGCAATGGAAGCTCATCAGCAATAAGGATAAGACGACCAGCCTTAAACCCGATCTTGGTCGAGGCATCTCCGTCATTTCCTTTGCCGCCCGCGATGAGGGCAATACCTACTAGGGCGTCCGGTTTACCTTTGAGATATCCGGTGATTTTTCCGGAAGAGGAGACAAGCTTGCCGGGGAGTCCACCGAAGACCTCAAAGTATGCATCAGCCTCTCCCCAATATTTTTCAACAACACCCCATGCCCTCATACGCGACTCAGTGAGTGACGTTGATGTGATGAGCACCTTGGTATGGCTAGGATCGATCAGGAACATCGCGATCGCCCAGATCGCACCAAACTGCGTCTTGCCGCTTGAAGCGTGCCCAGAGGCTGCGTAAAGCTTGTGCCTGCGGGCCTGACGCAACATCTCCTCAGCATATGGATTCCACGTAAACTTGTAGAGGCACTCTTTTCTTCCCCAGATTAGCGTGACAAAATTCTTGAAGTGCTCTTCCCACTCAAGAATTTGGTTTCCCGATACCCTGCTGTAAAAATCGTATTTACGTAGTATGTCCATCTCAATGCGGACATCTGGCATCGGAATAGCTGGTCGGTTGCGGCTATCCATCATGGGTAGCCATGTCATGCCGTATTTTACCCGTTTGAATTTATCAGGTATTTGCGAAGGTAACAGTTTGGACATAGTTACTAGAGTAAAGCATAGTTTACTTAACTATGCTATCGCCTTTGGGAAAGGCAGCAATCCAGCGTTCACCGAATTTGACGATAGCCTTTTTACGCACAAGCGATTTGGCGGCTCCGTTATGGACATTAGTGCAGCGCCCATCAAGGGGGCTGATGAGCCAGAACCCGAAGTTTCCGCTGTGTAATGTGGAGCCTTGCTCCATTGCTTTTAGAATCTCTGAGGAGGTCATGGTTTGGGGGTGTCCTCCAATAGCAACCCAGCCGCATACCAAGCTGGCAGCACATTGGCGGGGACTTCCAAGCAATCTCCGAGGGCTTTATCAAGGTCTTTGAGCGCAGTCCTAAAAGCAAGGCAGGCATCAAAAAGATCGCTCTTTTCCTGCTCAAGTTTAGTGACTACTTTTCTGGAAGCGACGTGCATTAGCTGCCACTCTTGTTGCCCATTTTTAGTGAAGTAGTTATGCAGAGTTTCGGCAGCATCCCAAACATCCGCGGGTACGTCAAGGCACGGTGCGATATAGACGACAGGGTTCCCAACTGCCATCATCTGGAAGTTTGGGTCGTCAAGAAGCTCTTGCGAGATTTCAGGACATGGTGGTGTTGGTTCATCGAGAACAATGCGGATAGGACATCCGTCTCCCTTGGGTAGTTCCCGTTCAGGAGAGCAGCATCCATCACATCCGTGAACCCATCGCGGGTCGTCCTTCGGCCAAGGATTGTCTGGGTCGGGATGCCCGACTCCGTGGGAACAGATGCGTTCAGTAACTCCAGTGTCGACTCGGTAGTTCTGGGGCCAATCGCGCATGTGGTGCTCGCTTGGGTTGTGGACGCAGCAGTGGCGACCTTTGCATTCAGCACTACCATGAGTAAGAAATAGTTGGTCAGACTTGTGGGGTGTCCAGAATGGGGATTTCATTTTGTTGGTTCAGTAGGTTGTTAAAATAGGCAATTGCTTCTTTATGGCGTTTGATAAAGTGCTGGCGGTTTCCGGTATACCAACCGCCGAAGCCCCCATAATCGACATCATCAATGGTGTTATTTTTCAGGTGGTCGAGTGCGTGGGCTATGTAGGTACGCTCCTTGTTTGTTAGCTTCATTTCGTTGGTGGTGTTGGTATTTCTGTCCAGTGGGTTGGCTCGAAACTGATTTCATAATCTTCCGCATACGAACTGCTTTCAACTAGGTGCCATTCGCCTAGCTTTTCTCTGTAGCAAGGCAATACCCAGACTACAACAGTCGCTTCCCAATCAGGAACGGTGTCTTCGTGGCTTTTAGTTTTAGGGTTCCACTCTTTCCTTTTCCTCCAATGGCCGATTAGGATAGGAGTCCCGTCTCTTGGGGCAGAGTCAATTGGTTTCCAAGGGTTCATGGTAATGTATCAAAAATGAAGTTCTCGCTGATCTGCTGCATAATGGCTTCGATTATTTTCTCTCCTAGCACTGCACATTCAGGTTTGTCGTCGTGCTTGTGCGCTCGTTGGTATCCAAGTGCCATGCCATTGGCAACGCAGTCTTCAATGATTTTGTAGTAGTTTGGTTTCATGGTGTGGTTGTTCTGGTTATGTAGAAAGTTGTTCTGTATAATCAGTGTTCGGCCTATGCGAGCGCACGCCCACATACCACAGCTTGCTTTTCGGTATCGGCTCATGGGCGCGGAACTCAGTCGGTCTACCGCGCCCGTTTTCAAGATCAGTCCGGCGTGTGAGCTTCGAGGGTACGTTCGACCAGACCATCCATAAGTCCCAATCTCCTAGCGCATCCGTCATGTCAGCGGAGAGTATCCACGCCAGCGATGGTGAGTCTGAGAAGCACACGTATGGAGGTTTCAACTGTCCGCATCTTGAGGTGACGTGTGGCCGGAGTCCGCGCTTGAGGATTTGCGGGCGGCGTTCCACCGGAGACCAGTGGTAGAGCAGGAAAGGCCGAACAATGCGCCGATCCGAACCGCCGCGAATATCTTGTCCGCATTCGCGGCAGAAATCTTCCTCGTGAGCTTTTGAGAGTTTGTGAGTGCAGTGCATGGCGGTCGGATAGCTATGAGTTCGGCTTATTCAGTAGTCGCCGGAGAAATGGCAGGCCAAACGCTCCGGGTATTGCTTCTGAGAACACGTCATGGACTGCAATAGCTGGTTCGTGGGTCGATGTTTTAGCCTTAGCCCACGGGTTACATTGTGGGCATGGCGTGTTCATCACGTCATCATCCGGCTTTATTCCGGGGAGCATCCCGCATCCTCCACAAGCCGAACAAGCGGATGCAGCGCGACCAAATCCCGCCGTTGCAGGTTCTTTTCGATTCGAAGTTTTCATTCGGCGGGATTGGTCGGCTGATCCTTGGTCGTTCTCCTGAGAATTGATCCGTCGGCGGAATTGCCGATGTGATGTGTAAGCTGGGTCAGGTGCGGGCTTACCTATACTCCATTCCGGTTCCACCCATTCCCGCTTGTGGTCGTCGTAAATTTCGTCCGTCGCTAGGACGATCTCGCCCATTTTTAAACGGCGGAATTGCCGAACAAAATGCTGATCTGAACCGCCATCAGGGGGTTCTTTGATATTTGATAGTTCACTCATGGCTGGTTGTCTATGTAGTTCGTGGTTAATCACTGTTCGCCGTGCAAATAGCTCTGAATGTCCTCATACAACCCCATCTCCATCCGCCCCGCTGAATCACGGCAACGGGTGAGGAGTCGTTCGGCGTTTTGAAGTTTCACGGCTTGGAACATTAGGGTTTGTTGGCGGCCAATGAGTCGGTCGTTGAGGGTGGCGATGTCGCGTTCGAGTTGGCGGGCGAAGTCTACGTCAAAAGAATACGAGCCTCCTCGCATGTGTTTGTCGGTTCGTGGTGTTGGTGTCATAGTTTTCCTTTCGCTTTGGTGATTGCTGCGAGAGCAGGTTTCCAAGGCACCTTTGTATCGCCCTCAAT